TTCCGCTAATTCCCTTATTCTTTTATCAGTAAGAACCACAACACACACCTCCTTAATATTTTTTATCTTACAATTATACCACCACATTCATATATTTCAAACGAAATTGAAAAAATTTTGTAATTAGCATTTGCTTTTATACCTCTGTAGTGGTATTCTATAAAAAATAAATGTGTGGTGATACAGTATGAATAATCTACAAAAAATAAGAAAATTAAGAGGATTGAGTCAAAACGGACTTGTAATCCGCAGTGGAGTTAGTCGCTCCCTAATCACAAAGTATGAATCTGGAGAAAGAAATATCAACAAAGCATCTGTTGATACTGTATATAAATTAGCTAAAGCCCTTAATTGTAGCATGGAAGATATTATAGATTTGCTAGATTCTTACACAATAGAGAAATAATTTATAAAGTCACTCCCATAACGCTATCGAAACAAAAAATGCGAGAATACACGCTATTAAACATAGCCATACAGGGTAAGCCGTGCGAGCCTTTATTATTTTTCTAATTTCAGGATTTACTAGAGCGTGTTTGAAAAATAAAAGTTGCACAAAACATATATTCTAATCCCCTTTTTCATGTTAAAATAAAGAAAAAAGGGGTGTTTACTATGTTGAGACGATACGAATTAACTGACGATGAATGGAACCGCATTGCTCCTTTACTGCCACCTGAAAATTCTGGAAAACAGGGCCGTCCTAAAAAAAGTAATCGAACAATTCTTAACGGGATTGTTTGGATTGCTCGTAGTGGAGCACCCTGGCGTGATCTTTCAGAACGTTATGGTGCATGGCAAACTGTATACTCCCGTTTTCGAAAATGGATTGACGATGGTATCATTGATAACATTTTCCGTGTTCTGAGCCTTGAGGCTGAATTAACAGAATTATCTATAGATGTCTCTATTGTTCAGGCTCATCAACATAGTGCAGGTGCCAAAAAAGGGGGTCTCCAAACGAAATCGGACACAGCCGGGGTGGTGCCAGCACAAAAATCCATGCGGTAGTAGATGCTTATGGTTATCCAGTATATTTTATGATTAGTGAAGGGCAGCGTAATGATATCAATTACGCAATCCCTTTGCTTGAACATGTAAATACCAATGGAAGCAACGTATTAGCTGATCGTGGATACGATAGCAATAAATTACTTGATTATATCTACTCTCACGGTGGAGAACCAACGATTCCTTCCAGAAAAGGAGCAAAGTTTGACCGTCATTGTGATTGGTGGTTTTATAAAGAGAGACATTTAGTAGAAAATTATTTTCTCAAATTAAAAGCGTTTCGCCGAATAGCCACACGTTATGATAAACTGGCTTCCACTTTTCTGGGTTTCGTATGCATCGTCTCAATATTAATTTGGTTAAAATGAACAACTTAAAATGTTTTTCAAACACGCTCTAGTACACCACCTAGAACCATTGATAGGCCTGAAAAGAATCCATTCGGAGTCAATGCTACACCTGTCAACTACCCACGACCTAAAGGTCATGGGTAGTTGACTTTGGAAATGAGTTTTCTAGTTTTACCGTCCGAAATGCCCAGACATCGCCCTACATCGTATGGATTGAATAAGATTCGCTCTTCAAACTCAAAAACCTCAATGTTATGTCCTTCGAAATTCATATAATTATTCATGCTGTACCCCTTTATATCTCATGTTTTGCTTTGCCATAATTGTACCACGGATATAGTGAAAATTATAATTCTTTTTTTGCAGATATATAAAAATATGGCTTGTTTGCTTCGTCTGCATATGTTAGACTGTTAAATATCAAGAATGGCAAGGAAGAAACACATGAGATTATTAATAGACGAAAAGGATTTGGCTTTGTTGTTAGAAAAGAAAAGAGATTTCGTAGGAAACAAAGTTACAGCTGACACCATAATTGCAGGCATATCTTTTTTACTTTCAGTATTCACAGCGAGTTATGAAGATATATTGGGTATTCCAGGAGTGGTTTTAAAAACTGTTTTTTGTTTTATCGGGATTATCTATTGTTTAGAAATTACGCAAGACATCTTATCTAGAATAAAAAATAAATACAATCACGAAGTTTTGTTTCAAGATATTGAACATTTGAATATGATCCAGCACAATCATTCTCTGGTAGTAATCAAAGACGCAGCCTCTAATCGCTATCTCGTCTATTACGACGAAAGATGGGATTGCAAGTTGTTTCTAAATTATAAAACGCAGGATAGAAATAATGAATCTGCTTTAAAGGAACAGGTTGCGGCAGATTTAGGACTGGATAGCACGAATTTACTTTTTGACTATATAGCATCCAGAGTGCAAGAAAAATATTCTGTCAGCCACGGCGAAATGAGAATATACAATCACCGATTATACGAAATACATTGTTGCGATTTCCCAGAAAAGTTCAAGGAGAACAATTTTGTAATTAACGGCAAGCATTACTACTGGATGTCCATACCGGAAATGGAGAAAGACAAAAATATCCAAGAAAAAAATTTGGAAGTTGTTGATTTTGTAAAAGAATATATTAAATAATGGTTATAGGTCAGGAATTGATTTCCTGTCTTTTTTTAATGCATGCAAGACATGGCAAAAATAATAGTATCGAATTAACATAGGGAGGTAAAAATTATGAAAAGAAATTTGTTAATTTTGTTAACCTTTTTAATGCTGCTCCCAGTCGGAGTATCTGCGCGAAGCATCGACTATACTTGCGACCACGACTGGAGTGAATGGTATATTTACGCCCCAAGCTGCGGTTACGAAGGTTGGAAGAAACGATGGTGTTATAACTGTAATGAAGAACAGACCATTTACATTCCGGCAACAGGAAAACATGTCTGGACAGAATGGGAAACCAATCGCGAACCCGATTGTTTGAACGCAGGGGAAAAGGAACGACATTGTAAAGAGTGTTACACTACGGAATATAAAACGATTCCTAGAAATTCCAACGGTCACTCATGGGGAAGATGGTGGGGTAAAAAATCCGCTACTATATTTGCCGCTGGTTTGCAGGAACGAGAATGTTATATCTGTGGTCGCAAGCAGTCTAAGAAAATCCCAAAACTTAAGGCGACCGTTAGATTTTCGAAAAAAACTTACACTATGAAAAGAAACTATTGGTTAAGCCCTAGAATTTACTATAAAATCGGTGATTCTGTAAAAACTTTTAAGAGTAGCAACAAAAAAGTTGCGACCGTAACTAAGAAAGGCATTATCACAGCAAAGAAGAAAGGCACTACCAAGATCACCGTTATTACCAAAGCCGGAGCAAAGGCAACGTGTAAAATCAAAGTTAAATAATTGCTATTTCAGCCGGGTATTATTTTGCCCGGCTATTTTGTTGTTGACTTTTGACCGTGCATATGGCATAATACAAGTACAAAAGGGAGGTGACACTTATGGCAAAAATGGGCAGACCATTAATCAACGACGAAGCTAGAAACGCAAAATTAACCCTTCGCCTTACTCAGGCGGAAAAGGATAAAATTGGCGAAGTTGCTGCGAAGATTGGTACTTCCAGAATTAATGCTATCATAAAAGGCATAGAATTTTTAGAACGGCAGCTTGATGATTAATCATTAATTCAAACATTTATTTTTTTCTACATTTCAGATTATCTCCCGAATTCACGGGAATCATTACACTTTTAGAATACCGTGGGAATCTCCACATTTTACCATTTTAAAATTTAATATTTAAGAGAGGAATGTGTTTATAATGCATAATCCATTGCACTATGAGTTTCCTGCGCCAATAAAAGATTACAGGAAATATTATGAAAGATGTATAGGCGAACCAATACCGCCTAGTTTTGAAGTACATCATTTAGATCTTGACCGTTCAAACAATCACATCGAGAATCTTATTGCTATTCCCCAAGATTTGCACCGAAAATTTCACCTTTTATTAGGTGAATTGCAAAGTCTATCTTCTGATGACGCTTGGTGTTTTGAATCACTATTTAAAGTTGGTGGGAATTTTGATTTTTCTTGGAACGAAATCACTCGGGTCTTAAAATCTTTTTTACCTGTTGCGGAAGAAATTTCTTTCTACGTCCGAAACAAAGAAGTTAAAATTCAAGAAATGGCAATAAAACAATATTATAGCAGGGAGGATATATAAATGACTGTACTTGAAAATTTTGAAAATAATCCGGTAATTATTTCTGAAAAATTTATTCATGACCGAGAACTTTCTTTGAAAGCTCGAGGCATTTATTTTACTTTACTTGCCCTAAAAGAGTCTGATAGGCGATTAGGAAAACTTATTAAGACGTCTGTAGAAAGCAAGACCGCTATTCGGTCAGGTGTCTTAGAATTAGAATCTGCTGGGTACATTTCTATGCTAAATGGAAAGATTACTGTTTTGGAGGTGGATGATAATGCCAATTTATAGAGTTGAAAAATCAAATAATTTTACTACCATATCCAATTATCCTTTTAGAGATAGCGAGCTTTCCATGAAAGGCAGAGGGTTATTAGCAACAGTTTTAACATTGCCAGACAATTGGAAATTCAGCATTGCTGGGCTCGTTTCTATACTTAAAGAAAACAAAACTGCCATAAAGACTGCCCTAAAAGAATTGCAGGATAAAGGATATTTAACGATAATTAAAATTCCTCCAACTAAAGAAAATGGTGGAAAATTTTTATATGAATATTCTTTTTATGAAATTCCAGCTCTTAAAAACAGAAAAAATACCAAAAATCAAGACACACATTCTCTAGGTACAGAAACCCTATCGCTAGAACCATCAGACCTAGAACCACTGACCCAATTAAATACTAATATATTAAATACTGATATATCAAATACTAAAGGTATTAATAATAATGCTCCATTTAAAAATGGAGAACAAAAATGCACCACTTCTAAAGAAGATGGTGGACGGTATTCTCCTTTTCAGGAGAAAGAAGTCCACTATAGTAATAATAGTAATGGAAGGACTGATTATACTAACGTTGAATTGCATGATTATTTAGTTCAGAATGTATATAACAATATGCAGCCAGATGGCTATTATCAAACAACGCCCGATAATGAAACTGTATTTTTGCCAGCCAATTTTGACCGTAGAGGGATTCTCTTAGATATTGTCGAATATTTCTATGCCAAATATAATTCAATATATGATATGAAGCACCCTATACTGTCATACGGAGCTTTTGCACGAATCATTGACAATTACCTCATGCCACCGAAAATAATGCAGGATAACGAGGTCTACGGCTTTGAGGCATACCGTCAAATGATTGATGTATATTTTAGCATTGAGTTTGGCAAGTCTGGAAATTCTGAATATGGAACTGTAAAGCCGATAAATAAATACATTTCCCATTTTATGTCAAATGGCATCAGGGAGAATATTTATCGAAGGTTAATTGATAAACAAATTTAGGATGTGATTTATGGATGAACAAAACCAGAAAAAATTTGCAAAAGATACAAAATGAATTGAATCACGCTTATAAGCATATTGAAATTGCGTTAGGTGAGCTGTCCGAAATAAAAGGATTGCCTCCGGCATTACAGGAAGACATGGTTCGCTTTGACATTGGAAAATTGGCATCGTTGATAAATTGGGTGGATATTACAATGGATGAGTTAGATAAAATTAAGCATAAAAGCAAATAACAATCAGGACGGAGAGATAATATGAAAATAGTTAAAATTTCAGAACTGGAAGGCGCTTCTAGATACGGAACCTGTAATAAATGTGGGGCAAGTTCCAAAAACGATAAAAACATGATTCGAATAAGCCCCGAAAACGGTAGTTCTATTTGCCTGTGCAAAGAATGTGCATTAGAATTATTAAAAGATTTAAAGCGATTGTATGAACCAGATGAGATTTCACGAATCTCAAAAGAGGAAAAGGTTTATATTAATTACGGACGCACCGAATTTAAAAAACAGTTATTTTACCCTGTGGAGAATCGGGCAGGATTTCCAAAGCCAGAAGGAGGTTTGTGGGCTTCTGACATTAATGCAGAGTATGGTTGGAAAGACTGGTGCAGAGATGAAAATTTCAGGGAATGCAACATTGAAAACAGCTTTAAATTTAAGTTGTCAGATTCCGCAAGGATTTTAGAGATTAATTCAGTTAAAGACTTGGAAGATTTACCTCTTGTTTCCGGAACCAAACTTGAGGGTAACCCTTATTTTTGCATCCCTTTAGATTTTGAAAAAATATGTAAAAATTACGATGCAATAGAATTTACCATTAGCAATGATTGGAGATTATATTATTCGTTATATGGCTGGGATTGTGACAGTATTCTAATTATGAATCCCGACATCATACTTCCTTTGAACGGTGGTGAGGACTCATGACAAATCTCGACAAAATGAAGGAGGATATAATAGAGCAAATAAAAGAAATGGGCGTTGAAGAATTTGAAAGTTTGCTAAATTATTGTAATTCTTTCAATGTTGATGAAGAAGGTATTTTTAACTGTGAAAATCTTTTTACCTGTAAGGCTTGTCGAGAATTCTTTGGGTATTGCGGAGAAGAAAATCACGATGCTGGATATAATTGTTTGGGGCAATTCGAAAAGTATGCTAGAATGGAGGCAACGAAGCGAAAAAGTTGTTAACTAAATGCCCTTTTTGCGCTTTAGCTGTACCACTCCTCAGATTGCAAAAGAAAAGGATAAATTTTATTATGAACTTTTGCAAATACAAAAAGAGGGGCAGATGCCCCTCTTTTGTTCGGCTACAATTGTAACCAACGATTGCTCACGGATATAAGTTGTCATATTTTCTTTGTTATGTCAACGGGTCATTTTCTTACAAGCTGCCAGGCACTTATTTCCGAACTTTCCGTTGACAGGCAGTCCACATTGCTTCTGCAATTTCTTTGTGGCATCCCGTGTGAGATAGCCATAAACTCCGTCATCATCAAGTTTTGTTCCTAATGCCCAGTTTAAAAGGCATTGTACTCTTCTGATTTGTGTTTTGTAATTTTTAAGTGTTTTCTTTCCATCACCCTGTTGGTAATACTGACGTGCGTCTGGAAATGCCGGATATTCCCCTGTATAATGCTGTTTTGAATGCGTAGCAGGCTTTTTGCCGGATTCTTTTTCTATAGAGGTACAAAACCATGCCTCGTCCTTTTTAGTGCCTGTAATGCGGTTTAAATCGAGTTTTCCAGAAATTCCTGGGCAAGTTCCATTTTCAGTAAACTGATGCAGCTCCGCAGTTTTATGAGGGGAATATTTGGTATAATATCTTCCGTCATTTTTTCCATATCTTGCTTCCCAAAAAGCGCAATTTTTAGGCTTCTTTTCAATGATGTCTTTGTATCGGTTATAATCTGCATACATGCAATAAAACATTGTTTTGTATCCTAGGGAATTGATATAATCAAACGCTTTCTTTACGCTGTATGACGAATTTTTCTGCTCTACGTCAAGAATATAGCCCACGAAATAATCTCCGATAATATTTTTGCAGGTTTTTACCATAAATTTTGCCTGTTCCAACTCGTTTCCCGGTTTTAAAAATGTGTATAACCAATACGGAATTTTCTTTTCCTCACATTTTTTTACAATGTTTTTCAATTTGGTGTCAATATAAGTTATTCCTTCCGTTGCTTTTGTAATCAAAAAAGGACACTTGTTTTTAACAGTGTCCCAATTTGTTACGGTTTCCCAATGTGAAATGTCTGGGTAATAAAGTTTTGCCATAGATTTTCCTCCGTAATTATTTTATTGCAATGACGCCTCTGTACTTCTCATTTGTACATTTGCGAGCATTTTCTTTTGATGCGGTTGTTGTGTTTTTTGCTCCGTCTGAAAAGCGCCATATTTTTCCCGTCTTTGAATCCCTTAAAAGAACTACCGTATGAATCGGGTTGCCCTCCTCGAACAAAATCATATGTCCTTTTTTCAGATGTGCTTCGATTCTGTCATTACTCATGCTTTTGTGATAGACTGCTGGCTTCCCTGGGCAGATCCGGTTGATTCCCTTAACGATTTCCGCCAATGGATACTTTGCACCACATTTCAGTTTTCTTCGAGCGTACCGCAATGTCTGCTGCATATTTTTCTTAACGCCCTTATAGCGTAAAGCCATATAAAAAGCGACAAGGCTACAACCATGTCGCTTAATAAAATCCGTTTTAAAATTATGCTGTGAAGGGATCGGGATAATCCGGCCGTTGTCTAAGATAACCCTCCACGGAAATCGCTTTTTTGTTTTTTTATCCTTATTTGCTACTATTTTCATTCAGATCACCCTTGCAAATTTCTACTTTACTACACCGGCCGTGATATTTTCCAAATACGGGACGGATGCGGATGTAATAATTTTGATGAATATGTGTGCACGGTTCGTCATTTAAGCTGCACGCGTATTCCCTCGTTGCACTACCCCAGTTTGGACCACCTTTCTGATTATGCACATCTTTTTTAAATTTTTTATCCGGCGAAATCTGATGCTCGTACCCTGTCACGTTTTCCAAATGCGTCCATTTATACATAAATTTTCGTTCATTTTTTCCAATTGTGTTGTAGCTGATAGAAATTTTTATCGGCTTATGTACCTTTGCACGTAGAAAATTTTTATAATTTTCTACAATTTGTGTTCGTCCTGGCTGTTTAGCAGATACGCTAACCGGAAATAATAGACATATAGCCAATGCTGCATACAGAAAAACATTTTTTACTTTCATTTTATAATTCTTCCTTTCTGATTTTATTGATTATCATGTTGCCTTTGAATAGATGCCCTTTACATACATATATTTCAAAAGAACGTTAAGCAAGTTTCCCGTCCCAATCAAGGGCAAACACCTGTATATCCATCATTGTTACATTTACAGATATTCTATCTACAGGAGTAATCCGAAAATCAACAGTATCGTTTGCGGCCAAATCTAACAAGATGGTAGTCATAAAAGTACTTGTATAATTACCATTTGTGCAATAATTAGATGTGTTCATAGCCGATCTGGAGTTATTAATGTATGTGGCAGCCTCTACTCTTTTGTTTGCCGTTCCAGAATTAATGCCTAATCGGAGTTGAAAAGCATATAGACCGGTTTTATTAATTTCGATCTGACTGCTCGTATTTTTAGTATACAAAGAACTTAAAGTGCCATTACCCACACTGGTAAACGAAGGTAACAATGTATAAGTTCCGTTTGTTGAACTTGAAGAAATGGTACTGTTTCCATAACCGTGAACGACTGATTTTGATTGTTTTCTTTTGCCTTTGATATATTTCGCAATATTTGCCATTGTAATTCTTTTCATAGTTGTGCTTCCGATAATAAGATTGTCAGAATCAGATGCACTGGTTTGTTCAGCTAAATCTTTGATTAATTGGACGATACCGGAAAAAGTTGCCATTTTATTGCTCCTCTAAATGGTTCTTTTGAATAAAAGTTTGAATCGCTCTAATGTGATTAATTAATTCGTTATCAATAGCAACAAAATTGCCTTTGTTATTCTGGCTTATTAAATTTCCAGAAGAATCCAACTCCGAATAAGTGAATGCAATTCTATCTCCTTCTCCTGTTGTTAAATGCGTAAACGATGTTAATTTTTTCATTCAAAAACCTCCAATTCTTTATAAAAATTATTTACCATTTCTGCTGCTTCTGATGCATAATCTATGTCAGTAAAATCTTCCTCATCGAAAATCTCAAGTCGTTCCGTTTCGTAGTCCTTTTGACGAGCCTTTATCTCCCAAGCAAATTTCAGCCCCGGTGTGCCAGCAACTTCAAAATAGGTATCTTCTTTTTTCTCTATCCACGCATCCCCTTGTCCTTCTTTCTGTAGAAATACTTGATATTCAATGTTCGTAACTATCGTTTCTGAAAAAATATCATCAATCATGATAATACATTTGCCTTTTTCATCTAAAATAGCTTCTCCTATATCTCCAAAGACAGGACTCGGCATTTCATAACAATATAGGCTGCGTGTTGCATAGTTTTTAGTGTCTACTATTCGTTTTTTCGTCCCTGTAGCATTAAGATTTTTTGTTGTTATACCGACAGGTTCTATTTTTGTTATATTTCCATTGCTATTATTTTGTACTGTTATAAAACCGTCCCCGAGTGTTACTGGCTTATGCCCATCTTTTACTTGCAAAGTTGTTGCTCCGCTTCCGCCAGCCCCACTGAATCTAATATTGTCGTCTCCATATTTTAAACTACCATTGTTATCTATTTTTAAGTAGCCCAGTGAAAAAGCTCCTGTTTTTTCTATTTTGCATTTTGTTCCTAATGTGCACGAACCATCTGGATTTAAAGTAGTGCTTCCAAACTGCGCTTTCCCGTTGGAAAACAAAATAAAAGCTGATGAAAACGGGCCACTACCTGTCTTTTTTTGGCACGATAGCACAAACGTTCCGGATGGGTTACTTGCAAGAGGTGGTTGAAAATAAACTCTATAAGTTGTATCTCCTGATACCACGTCTTTATAAATTGCAGTATCATTTACCACCCAGTCTCCAATTTTGGCCATCTTAGTAACGAATTTTCCGGCATCTAAATCCCAATAATTGTTTTTCCTTTTGTCTGCCAGCATTCCCGTAACAAGATATGTTGCATTGACATAAAGTTCGTTTCCGGACATATAGATTCCTTTAGCGGCACCGTTATTGGTAAGAATATTAAACACTTCCGTTTGACTCAAGTTATCTATGTCAACCACTACTGCTACGGATTGCATATCAATTAATTGTGAAGTTCCGCCAGCTGCATAAAGTTTGCAGCGAATTGCAGAAACATCTCTGGTAATACCAATTGCGTTTCCGGAGCTAGTTGAAACACCTTTTCCGCTGCCATCTGCAAGTACGGCATACACACTATGTGTGATGGAACTTTCGTTTGAGGAACTAGTATAAATTGTTTTCCAGCTACTTCCATCAGAAGTTTCTTCGATGATAAACCTTCCGGAATAAGCAGTTCGCGAAGTTGAGGTTCCATCTCTATAATAAGCACTGAATGTAATCGAATTAGGCACAATAGAATCATCTCTTGAGCGTTTTAATACGTTTACAGAAGGCTCAATAAAATATGTCCTTCCAGCCGCGCCATCGTCACCTTTAATTTTACTCCAACTATATTTTGTCGGGTCGGTACTATCTTTTTCTGTAAAATCAGTATATTGCCCGATATAGGTTTTATTTGTGCTGTCAGAAACCGAAAATCCAGTTTTGCCGTCCGCACTCGTTGCATAAGCAATGTGCAAATAAGATGTTTTACCATCTTCTCCTACTCCAGGAATCCCCTGGTCACCTTTTTCGCCTTGTGCTCCCTGAAATCTACTCCAAGTATATTTTTTAGGATCAGTACTATCTGTCTCTGTGAAATCAACATATGTTCCTATGTAAACATCTGGTGTCTCTTTCATCTGTGAAGAGCTTGTTGGACTTGATACGGAAGAATATTTTATGTGAAAATAAGACGTTTTTCCGTTTGCTCCGGGGATTCCTTGTTCTCCTTTTTCTCCCTGTATTCCTTGCAACCCTGTCTGCCCCATCATGCTAACGGAATATGCATTATCGCTTGTATTGTCGCTGTAAGTGAAAGTTGTCCTTGTCCACAAAAATTCCCCTGCTGGTACAGAAGGAATTGTGGTTTGCCAAGTTCCTGATGGAACTGTTGTTCCTGAAGTACTTCTTTGATAAGTAACAGAAGTACCGGTAACACTTCTGCCGTCTTTCCCATCTGTTCCGTTTATTCCATTTAAACCATTTGCTCCGTTTTCTCCCATTCTACCAACCGAATAAGCTGTTGTTGAAGTGCCATCTGTATAATTTGTTACTGTTCTGGTCCATAAGTACTGCCCTTCCGGTACAGAAGGGATTGTGGTTTGCCAAGTTCCTGATGGAATTGCATCTCCACTTGAGCTTACTTGGTAAGTTATTTCAGGCGTTCCAGAAATCCCTTTTCCATCTTCGCCCATTGCCCCTGCGTAAAGTTTTGCCACGGTTAATCGTTTGACAACAGAAAGCTTATTAAGGTAGGTCGCCTTGATATCAACCCATCCAGAATCCGCCGTAAGAGCTGTAACAGTATAGGTTTTCTTAGACAAATTCCAATTACCTTGAATGTTGCCGGACTTAACAATATCATACGTGCAATCATCTGTAATATCTGAAGAACCATACATTACAGTTGGGCTTGTTGTTACATCCGGAAACACACTATACTGCCCTTTATCGTCCACAGGAATTGCCTGATAATCATTATCAAGCTGCATTGTCATGTTTTTTGCTAGCGCAGCCGCATTTAAAGCATCCTTGGAATTTTGTAATGCATCGCTAGAATCTTGCAGTGCCTTTGTAATATCAGTATCTTTTAACTGTTGCCACTCATAGCCTGAACCATCATTTCTAAAACGATAGGCGTGATTATTTCCATCATAATACACATCTCCAACATGCTTATCTTTTTCTTCATCAGTCTCCCATTCATTCGCCGGATAATTTTCAAGGGTAGGCGCAGAAGTTCCTGTCCAGGTCTGGATATTTCCATCAATTTGCCCCTGTAAATTATTTACTTTGTCGGTAAGATTTCCGCCGCCGATTTGGATATATTGCGCATCAATTATCACACTTCCCGTATCCATATCCACAGAAAATACCGTTTTTCCAGAACCATCTTTAACCGTTAAAGCCCCTGTATTAATCCATTCTGCATTAACTCCCGTCGCTGTGAGAATTCTTGCAATAACGTCTCCGTCAACAGTCATTCCTGCATTCCAAGTTTTTCCGCCGTCTGTAGAAACGGCCCAAGCCTCTGCTGTCATTTTCCAAATCATGTCAGAGTCGTCCAGGGATGGTTTATTATGAAGATAATAAATTTTCGCTCCTGATTCCGTTTCCTGAACAGTAGTAAACACTCCGTCGGAATCTTCCAGGCGCTTCGATAAATCTTCTAAGGCTTTTTCTCGTGCCGTTTTTTCTTTAATGACCGCATTTCTCGCGTCTTGATAGATTCGTGTTATTAAAGAATACTGTACTGAACTGTTTCTTTCAGCACTTTTCGCATTATTTGAAATACTGTGCGTGCTACCAGGCTGCATAGTGGCATTCGTAAGATAACTTTTATACGTCTTGCCTTTTCTATCGGTAAACACAACTGAATCTCCTGCTTCTAACTCTAAATTCGTCATGCAGGAACCCGTAAATGGTGTAAAAGACATGCCGACTATTTTTTCTCCGATAATAGCAGCTACTGTTTCTCCTGTTCCAATCGGAATCATTCTATTTTCAGAAATTTCAAGAACATAGCCTTCTTTTCCATAAAGATACTTTCCGGCAACAATTTCTGTTGTAGTACCATCTTCGTTTGTAATTGTTGTAGCAGAATCAACAAATTCCGTTACTCTAACGCCAGTAATCACAACTGGTTCTAAATTTGGAGTTATAGAAGTTAAATCAAGCAATGCACAAGCATTAAAATCTTCTGGATTAGGAATATATTCTGTGTTTTCTGTATTTCTTTCAAATTTTACTCCGGCAATGTAAACCGTGCCTCCGGCATTTGAAGTACTATATGGAATTCTAACAGGAGTCAGCGTTTTCAATCCTGTTGTTTGGTTCGAGGTGAGCCATAGCACAGAATAACGTACCCACTGTGTTGTCAATGTGGTTTCCACTTTTCCATCCGAAGATAATTGATATTCCCCGTTTTCGTCTTCAAATACAACACAGTTTGTTCCAAACAAAGATTGAATTGTCATTCCACTTTTGCTTGCCTTTGCATAAAAAGATAACGCATAATCTGTATTTGGCTCTGGATTATCGAAATCATCCCATTTGCATACATCAACATATGACGTACCGCTCGAAGGCGCATTACATCTAAGAATACTTAATTTGTTGAATTTTTCCGAATCCAATTCTCCTGATACTATTCCCTTTGAAAAATTTTCGGTTCCTTTTAAAAGATTTGGCTCAGCCCTAAAATTATAGTAGCTTATATCTTTTTGAGAAAAATTTACATCATACCAATCCACGCATAATCTGCCAGAAGCATCACAACGGCCATACTGACCTCCTAATTGCAGAACCCATGAGATAACCTGTCTAAACGTCAAATTGTCATTAGAAGGTTTTTCTTGCACGACGTAATCATCTCTATCAAAACTTGTAGTTTGCAAATTTACTCCACATACATCGCAAGCATCCTTTACAATCTGTAATCGTGTAGCCGGATAAGTAATTTGGCTTTCAGAATAATCCTTATCAAATTTACGCATGTTGTCTTCGCATTTCAAAGTAATAATAGATGAATCTTGATACGGCGCTTCTACTACAGTCCCTGTACATACGGCAACTTTTTCAATTCGGCTGTTCGATTCATTACCATTTGCCAAATCAAATCCTACCGAGCAAGATACTGTTGCTCCTTCAAAGTTTTTATCAGTAAACTCATCATTAATATTGTTGATTGTTAATGTAAATGAATTTACTATCGCTGCGCCAATTGAAAAAGAATCTGTTGATGAAGTTGAATCATCAAAGCTAAATCCTTCAGACCACAATTCTTGATTGGTAAAATTTAACGTTGTTCCATCTTTTAAATTCAGAGTAGCAAAGCGAAGATAATCACTTTTCCCGTTATGTTGCTTTTCTTTAAATTCTGTTGATAGATTTCTCATCTTTGTTTACCTTTCAATCAAATCAAAACTAAGCCTTTCCATGCGTTTGTTTCCGACCCACCAGCATTTCCAAGGAGATGAACGGTCTCCGACGTAAAATGTACGCTTTTCGTGTTCATCTCCAGAAAGCAAGTCCGGATACTCAACCTTGATATATTCCGGATTTACTGCTTTTATAATTTTATGTGCTGTTTCAAAATCTGGGGCATTCCATCCGATTGATAATTTCCTTTTTTGCGCCACTCTGTTTTTATGCATTATGGCGTCGTCTGTTCTGCCCGATTGCGATGCCGAAACATCTTGCAATCCCCATGTGAATGAACTTGGGCAAGGTAATTCCGTTCCATCTACTTTGATAAAATATTTATATGCCATAATTACCTCCGTTCATTAATAAGCTGGGGATGGTTCAAATCTGCTATTTAAACTCTGTTGCCCTTTTGTAACTGCCCTTGCTAAAACTTCATTATTTTCTGTTCTAAGCTCAGAATACACGGTAAGATTAATATTCCCGTTTGCTTGATTGTTCATCATAGACATTGCAACTCCTTGTGCTACAGCATCTATAATTGTTTGCTTATCTATTCCTGCTCCAGAAGGCATACTATTTGTAATACTTTCTGCGATCATAGCCATTGTGCGTTTATTCGTTAAAGGGAGTACCGCTTCGCTACCTGCTTCGCCTACACCGATGAGGGAAGCATCTGTAAAAAGGCCACCTTTTTTATACCAATCTACACTAATATGCGGTACACTAAGAGGGTCTAAGCTAAATTTTCCTGAAATATCAAAGTGCGGTAGTTTAATCTTAGGAAGACTCCAGCTAAAGTTCATAAGACTTTTAAGTTTTTTTACAGCCGAACTAACTGTCTTTTTTATCG